GAGCGTAGCAATCGGCGCATAGGTCGTACCGCCGAATAGATGTCCGAGCACCTTTCCTTCGCCGTAATTGGTTAAAGAGCCTGCCATGTCGCACTTCCTCCTCTACGTGGATTTTCGGAGCAGAATCAGCAGAGCGAGGATTACGACGAGAGCCACGAGCACGAAAACCGCTGAGAGTACGAATCGCTTCCGAGTAATCGCATTCACTCACGTTCCTTCCTCCGAAAACAAAAGAACGCCGAGACGAAGCAGGAGCACGAGAGCCTCGCCTCGACGTTGCGTAGCAGGAGAAGGAGTAAACCCGTTGTACTCCCACGCTCTTAGGCAACGTGAATCGGTAGCCGCCGCCGGTAATATCTCGCACGCTCTTCGCAATTCTTCTTTACCTGGTTAGTGCTCATATTTCGTCCGTTTACCGAAAGGTCGAAATAGTCACTCGATTTGTTTACTTTCAAATCCCACGCATCGGCGATGGTGCGCTTAACCGCCTCGTCGCTATATGCGCCGTCTTCGTCGGCATAGCAGAGCAAAAGCCGTTGCAGCTCGTATTCGGCGAGCTTCGGGTCGCGCTCCGATTCGGCGTGAAGTTTGACTAATTCCATTGCTTCGGCTTCGCTCATTCCGGTTCATCTATCGGCTTCTTCTTTGGCGGTCGGCCTCGCTTGCGCTTTGGCGCTTCCTGCTTCGTATCCTTCGCCTCGATTGCCTTATTCTCCGGCGGTCGCTCAACCGCTTTTAACTTCGGCTTTGCCGGCTTCTCCTTCGGTTCGCTCTCTTCGAGGATTGGATAACGCTCGAGCTCTGATTCCTCAATCTCCGAACCCTTGCCAACGAGAAGAACGCGAGCAAGCGGATGCCGCATTGGTACCCGCTTGCCGTCATCGGTCAAACACCAGGCTACTTCTGAAACGATTCGCATTCACTTAAGGCGTTACGATGTCCGCATTCACAAATGCGCTTGGCCTGCGAATCGCAAGCGCGAGCCGAGCCTCACAGACGATTGTTTGCAGGTTTTTGATGAGATCGTCGTTCTTCAGGCCGACGATGAACGTCACGCCCCAGCGTTCGAAAATCGTCGCGTAATTGAAATCACCAACGATTGCAAAGCCGGCTGCCTGGTTTACGGATGGCACAACTGGAATGCCCCAGATGCGCATCACGCCCACATCGGAGGGTGAGCCAAACGGCCAAATCCCCGACACGGTCGTCGTGCGAACAGTCTGCCAGTCGGCAGGATTCATCACGATTCCAGTTGGATAACCGGCACCCGTGTTGATTACCTTGCCAACTGCATTGGCAAGCGTCGTAAGCGCGTCGGTCGTGAATGCCTGCGTTTGAATGCCAGCCGTGGCGAGTATGCCGCGGATTTCCGGCGGTGTGCCCGAACCTGCGAGAATCTTCTCGTCGATTTTCAAGAGCAACAATCTGCGCAGATCGTCATACAACACTGAACGCAGTTGCGGCACATCATCAAGTGCCTGCAACGTCACCGCTGTCCACTCGGCCACGGTTTCAATCGGAGCGTCCACCGGAGCCCAGCGCGGTTGAACTTCCGGCTTGAGCGCGCCCTCAGCAATAAAGGCGGCATTATTCGCAAGCGGCATGGTTGCCTGGTAAAAGCGCACCGAGCTCGTAGCGCTCACGGGCACAATTCTGCAAAGGTCGTACACGTTGGCCATTGCCGAATAATGCGGCGCTAAGGTCGGGTCAGTTGTGCGTGGACCAAACTGCGATGACATTATCGGATCGCCGGCAGCCTTGATCGTGCCTGGCACTTCAACCGAATACGTCACGCCCTGAAAGTGCCCTTGCTTGCGAATGCTCTTGTACGCATCCGAATCGATGAACAGATCGAATACGGAAAGCGCATCGCTTGGCGGTCGCGACTGGATAGCAACTGAGTGTCCATTCGTGCGGCCATTGCCATTCGCAAACGGAATCATGTTCGACGCCTTCGCCTCGACTTCGATTGCCTGTTGCGTTGCGGCTGCCGCGTCATCGAGTGCGCGCAGATTCTTGTATTCAAGTTCCATTGCGCTTAGATCGACGTGCATTTTCTGCGCCTTCTCGACATCTTCGCCGCTTGGCTTGTCAACTGCGGTTGCCTTGACGAACTCCTCGCGCAGCGTGTTCAGCCTTTCGGCAAGTTCGGTGGATAGGCCCATTTTGTCCTCCGGTTTAAACTCGCGTTGCTGCGAGGCGGGTCAGTTGAATGCGTCGCAGCTCAGTGCGACGCGCTTCGATTGCGCTCGTATCTTCTGCCGGTTCGGCAGCCGGCTCAGCAGCCTTGACGCTTGCAAGTGCTGCAAGCGGATTCGCCGGCACAGTCACAAGTGAGACCTCGTAAAGCTCAAGCTCGTGCAAGTGCCTCGAGCCATCCTTCACCTCATCGTTCGTCACCTTGTAGCCAATCGACATTGCGACCTGCTTGCCACGCGCGAGGCGTTCTTGCGCAACCTTGCGCGCGGCCTGCGCGTGCGGTGTTGAGTGAAACGTGCCAGTAACGTAAAGCCCGTGATCCGTTTCGCGCGCTTCATCTATCGTCCCAATTGGTTCAGTCCAATCGTGAGCATTCGCCAGAAATCCGCGCGCGCTAAAGTCGGAAAGCGTTTTCTGAAAAGCTCCCGGCTGGATGATTTCATTCTGGCGGTCGATATTCGAAAATACGGCGGCAATACCTTCGAACGAACCTACGGAATCGCTCTCTTCGAGGATTTTGAATTGTGCTTGAAATTCTCGTCGGTCCATAAACAGAGAAAAGCGCGGCCACCGTTTTCGCCTGAATCCTCGGCGAGGAGGTAAACGCGCTCATCTGTTTATTTCCAACGTAGGTTGGTGCGTCTGTTGTGCTGCTAGGTATCAGTCTTTTTTTTCAATTTGTCAAGCGATTTATCTCGAGGCGCTGGATGCCACGATTGCGTTTTTTTGCAATCGCCGCAGAGGACAAGCACCGGACGGAGAAATTTCGCGTGCCCTTCTGCGATTGCCGCGCCGCAGTTATTACACCTAAGCGTAGTGTCTCGAGGTTTGTCGCGCATAAATTTCATGCTGCCTGCTCGGTCTGCTGTTCGGGAGTTTGAGCGGCAGCGCCGGCGGCGGCAGATTCGCGGCGATACTCAATCCAGCACCGACAGCGCGAGCGACACGTCGACTCGCCAATCGGTACGACTTCCTCGATTGGCTCGTAGTCGGCGGAGGCGAGCTCCGGACAACCCGGAGTGCCTCGCGCTTCGTCTCTTGCGCAATGATCTGCCTTTGGATCGAGAATGCGTCGCGCTTCGATAGTGCCGGCTGCGCGCTCGCGCTTGTCGGTAGTGCCGGAGAAGGTCGGATACGTAGCCTCCGCATATTGCGACGTGCGATTTATTGCTTGAGCCGGCGAGACCAGGCCGAGTTCTATTTCAGCGGCAAGGCGAACTGCAAACACCTGCTCGTTTCGCGCTCGAGCTGCTGCGTAATTCCAAAGTGCGAAAGTCATCGCGGCGAATCCGCCGGCAGCCAGTACCGCGTTCACGTTATGCGAAAGCGTAATCTGCTCCTGCATTCGCGCCTGGTATTCACGAGACGATACCGGACCAAGCGACCGCACTCTCTCTCTTACTTTCGCTTCAATATCCGGATCGACAAGCGCGAATATTTCCTCAGCGCTCTTCGGCTCGACTCCGCCTAACGGCGTGTTACGCTGCCGCCAAAGCATAAAGGCAACCGCCAACGCTACGAGCTCGACGATGTGATTCGATTCGCTCTCAGCCTGAATCTTTCGCAGCGCCTCCGGCGTTACCGTTCGTCCGCGCTCGTCGACGTATACGCCGCGCTCAGCGTCCCAAAAGAATTTCATACAGGCTCCTTTGCGTCGGCGTCGATGATGTCGCGAAACAGCGGCACGCTGCGATTCCATTTACCGATTACGCCGGCAAGCGACGAGCAGGTAATCAAACACGAGCGCGGACATTTCTCGCGCTCGCAGCCGAGCACGAAGACGCCGGAACCCGCGTGATACAACTTTGGCGTGCTGCCGCATGGGCAGCGGGAAAGTGTTATCTCGCGAACTTCCGGCGCTTCGATTTCGCTCATTACGTTTTAGCCGGAGCCGGCTTCGGATTTGATGGATCGCCCGTCGGTATTTTCTCCGTCGGTGCGTTTGGATCATACGGATCGTTTGGATTGCGCGGATTCTTAGGCGCATCCGGATCGTTCGGATCGTAGCGACGACGCGGCGCGTTTGGTTCGTTCGGATCGGGCTCCGGATACTTTTCCGGGTCGCGCGGTCGTTTCGGATCATCCTTTGGATTTTGCATGAGTGTAGCCTCCTGGTTGATGGACGTTTCGTGTTTACAGGGCGATTTATTCTTCGAGCGGTTTCGCGTCGAGTATCTCGCGTGCTTCGCGCGGTCCGAATTTCTCCCACCAGTCGCGCAGCTCCTCGTACTGTGCCGGCTCGCTTAGCGAGAATTGCTTCTGTTCGATTGGCACAGCCTGCACCGGGATTGCGTTGAGTTCGTCGCCATCCGGCAATGGCTCGAGGCCGAGCGCGCTTCTCGCTTCATTTCGCGTCGTCAATCCCGCATTCCACTTGAGCACTTCACTTTCAGCAATCGCCTTCTGATCCTCCTGAAGCGCCCAAATTTCAGACGTGTCGAACTCAACCCAGCGTTCCTTCCCAATCGGATTGTAGTAATCAGGCAATAGCTGATGCCCGAGTTCACTGGCAATTACCTTCATCGTTGGAATTACAAATCCATTCCAAGCAGCCTTAAGTGCGCTCTCGTAATTCGCATACGTTGAATGCTCGAGGCCCGCACCGTAGCCAAGCACGATCGCCGGTATGCCAAGCACTGCCGCAACGCGCTCTTCAGGCAATGAGTGAATTTCCTTGAGCGACATTTGCCCAGGATTGTAACCAAGCTGCGCCACATCCATTGGCGCTGAAAATACAATCGGCTTGCCACGCTCAGCGCCAACCGTGCGCGACATGAGCATTTCCTTCACCTGCTCCGCATCGACCGTGTACACGCTGTCGGCGTTTGGTTTCGGTGAGACAATGAATGGCGGCACGCCAAGCGATCCCATTGCCGCCTTCGAATAGCTGATCGCAGCCTCATCAGCGATGACTTCTTCGACAAGTGCGCGCAATGGCGCGAGCCCTTTCCTGTGATTTCGCGGATCAATCCCATATCGGAAGTGAATCACATCACGCACCTCGAGCCGTGAGAGCTTGCCATCAACGCGTATCTCGTAATGCGAAATAAACTCGCTGCCATCATCCGGCCAGGCAGGCTCGCATTGCTCTGAATCAAGCAGCCATAACGCCGTCACGCGATCAGCCTTGTCGCGCACCTTGAACAAGTAGACGTTGCCATTCACCAGCCAGTAGTAAGCGAAGCCCTTGAACATCGTTGCGCCGGAGTAGTACTTGTTTGGACGCTCAACCAGGCGCGGCAGTGGATGATCGATTGGAACCCATTCATCACCACGCTTCTCGATTACACGCGGCGGAGGTTCGGCAAATTGAGTACCGGCCCAATTGACAGCCGCCATAATCAGCGAGCTTTCAGTCAGGTCCGCGTCACTCAGGCCCACGGCAGGACATTGCGCCGGCCAGTCAGGCCAGAACACTTGCGCGCCGAATGACGAACTCACGCTCGTTGGATAGACTGGAAAGCGAAATGCTTTCATTGCAGCGCGTACTCGATCAATTAGCGATTTGTTTGCCATGAATTCCTCCGCTGCGCGTTAATAAAACAAAGCGACAACGAGAAAGGCGATTACCACGCCAAGTATGAGAATAACCAGAAACGAGATGTTGTCGAATTTCTCTGTTCTCACAGTACTTTTATCTCGACGTGCTTCCTTGCGCTGATTAAATCCGTAAGCGCATGTACAAGCGCGTCTATCCGGTTCGGCGATTCCTCGCCTGGTATCCACGAACACATCTCATCCTCGAGCGCGGCGAATGCGCCAACGTGATGCACGCGCGCCTGCTCATAGAGCGCGACGATAGGCTCGGCTCGCAGCACCTTCCCACGCTTCGCATGAACTCCGCGATACGCGATGCTCGGATCGTTCGAATGGATCGTAAGCCTTACCATTTCGCCGCCCTGGTTAGTTTCAGCGACAAGCCGGTCAGCGCCGTATTTGTGATAAGCCGCTATCGCCTGCTTTGCCCACTCATTCGGCGATGCTTGCAAAGTTAAATCCTCGAGCACGTATCCGTGTTCGCCTGCTCTGCCGGCAACGATGATGCCGCATTCATTACCGCCGGCAGTCGCGCTCGGATCGACGGCGACGACGACGCGCGTTAATTCCGGCACCTTCACCGCGCGCGAATCTTCGATTAATTCGCGCTTCCACAATGCGCCTTCGATATCCTCGAGCAGTTCGCCGCTGAGCTCCTGCCGCCCGATGCGAGTGCCGCCATACAGCTTGTAGAGTTCGCTTCGAACGCTCTCGTGCAAGTGCGGATTATCGGCAGTGGTCGCGCGCGTGACGACGCTATTCGAATCCTCGAGCAGCGCCTTGAGTACCTTGCGCGGCTTCGGCGTAGTCGAAACAATTACGCGCGGACGCTCGCCAAGCCTTAAGCCGAGTCTCATATTCTGCCAGCATTCATCGAGCTCTCTCGCTGCTGCTAATTCTTCGAACCATACGAGGTGATGTTGCGGACCGCGCAGCCGCTCGACATCATCGGGAGTATGCGCGCCGAATAGAACCGCCTTCGAGCCATTCGGCCATTCGAGCTCGCCCCAGCTCCGGTTGAATTTGATTGTGCGATTGAAGCTTAACAATCCCGTCTCACCTTCAACGCATAGCTTGCGCGCATCGCCTAGCGTTGGCGCAATGATACCGCCGCGCATACCTGGATTCGCTCGAGCGTAATCGTCGAAGTACTTTGCCGCTGCGAATGTCTTACCTCCGCCGCGACCTGATAGCAGAATCCAATGCAGCCAGTCACCATCGGGCGGTACCTGATGCGGGAGTAAGGTAATCGGCGCGCCATCTTTAAGCGGCTTCGCTTCCGGCCTTACTCTCGCTATCCACGCCTTCTTGTCCGCTATCGGCCACAGGTGCCGTAGCTTCAAGGAAGGCGGCATCGAGGTTGAGGTTGATTCCATCGGTTTCACTTTGGGCAAACTTAATCCAGTCGAGAATATCCTTGTCGGTATCGACAATTTCGCCGCGCACCTTTTCGCGAATAACGCGATTCGCAATTCGGAGCCGCTCGTTTTGGCTTGCGATTCCGGTCATCACCGAGAGTCGATCCACTTCGGCGCTAAATTCCGTTTCCGCCATCCAGTATCGAAGCGTTCGGTCGGTTACGCCGATTTCCTTCGCAATTTCTACCGCCGATAATCCTTCCGCAAACTTAAGCGCCGCCTCTTCGCGCTTCGGCGTCCATTCGAAACCGGAAGCTATTCGGAAATCCGGATGCTTCAAAATCTCTCCTCCATCGCAGCTCGATAAGCCTGGTACGCGATACCTTCAAACGGCGCTTCGTTCGTCGGTCCGCGCTCGTCAAGGTGCGTAGCAATGCGCGAGCCGCGCTCGTTGAGAATCTCGGAGCCGCGAATCAAATCCGGCGCGCCGAATATCGCGAACGCGCGTTTAGCGCCGGTAGTCCGTCGAAGCTCGGCGAGTAATCTGCATATGCGCGACATGCTCGAGCATACCGGCGACGGTTTAATTTCAATCCAAGCCGACCACTCCGGAATGTAAAAATCCGGAAGGTATAAGCCGGATGGCAGTCGATAGCCTTCGCGCTCGTACTCCCACGCGAGGTGCATATTCTCGAAGAGCACACACCAGCGCGCTTCGAGGCGCGAGCGGAACTTGCGACCAGCGTATCGCGTTTCGATTACGTGGCCGACTCTGCTATCGGTGTGTATGCTCCGCGCAAACTGTCTCATATCGCAAAAGTCTTACCGGCCAAATTAAACGCAAGCGCGAAGACGCCGGCAGCGAACAGGAGCCGTCCGAGCTCGGCGACTTTCGGATTAGCACTGAGTGCGTATGCGAGCGCGCCCAGTATCGCCATCACAAGTGGAATTATCGCGGTGAACATGATTCCTCCCTATTCTGGAAATGCTTCCGTTTCGGTTGCGAGTGCGAGTGCATCTTCGGCGAGTCGTCGCGCCTTCGCAACTTCGCCGGTAGAACGCGCGTGGTCAAGCTGTCCGATGATGCGCTCGAGCGCATAGCGATACTTGCGAATATCGCCAAGTAATCGTTCGTGCCGTTCGGCGCGCTCCTGCTCCGTCTCGAGCGTCTCGAGTACGGCGCGCGTTACGAGTATTTGCTCTTCAATCGAAACGCTCATCGTTGGCTACCTTTTCCCATATCACCGAATGCTTGCGCTTGCGCCATTCCGGTTCGCGATAAGGTTCAGACTTTCGCATTGATGCCGGAGCCGCAGAGCAAGCGCACGCTCGGACTGCGGTATTCTCATTCCCCGATTCGGCGAT